ATCATTATTTGAGAACTAATCCAAGGGAACAGAATATGTACAACTCTGAAACCTTAACGATGATGCCTGATGAGGGTATACTATATCTCTGGTCTAGTGAACTCACTCACGAAACACTAATCTTGAAAGAGGATATTACTAGAGTCTCTATCTCTATGAATTTTGTTCCATCCGAATTAGATAATGGAATCTATAGTATTAAACTATCAAAATAAAAGAAATTTATTAGGGATCTTGACGATTCCTTTTTTTATGGTATAATATATAAAGAAAATATAATCAAATGGAAAAGAATATACAGTGTGTCATTTTACCAAGTGGTGTTGTTCTAATATCAGAAATCGAAGAAGTATTTGGTGATATACCTGGTGAACCAGATTGTAAAATCATTAGTCCCTTTAAGTTGATTAAAACTAAAGATGTCTATACACTAGAACCATGGTTGGATTTTAGCAATCAATCTGTTACAATGATGAGGTCAGGTGATGCACTTACATTTGTTGAACCAAATGGTGAATTACGTGACAAATATATTAAATTAACATCCTAATGAGGTTTTATACCAACGTCCAAATGGTTGGAGACAACTTTTTAGTTCGTGGTTATGAAGATGGTAAACATTTCATGACTCGTGAGAAGTTTTATCCAACTCTTTTTGTTCCATCAAAAAGAAAAACAAAGTACAAAACATTAGAAGGTGAATATGTTGAGTCAGTTGATCCTGGTACAGTAAGAGATTGTCGTGAATTTATTAAAAAATATAATGGTGTACAGAATTTTGATGTTTATGGAAATGACAGATATATCTATCAATACATCTCTGAGATGTATTCCGAACCAGAAGTTAAGTTTGATATAAGCAAGATTAAATTAACTACTCTTGATATAGAGGTTAAATCAGAGAATGGATTCCCTGATGTAGAATCTGCTGCTGAAGAGATATTACTCATATCAATACAGGATTATACAACAAAACAAATTCGCACATGGGGTCAAGGCCCATTCAATAACAAACAAGATAATGTCATTTACAAGGGATATGATTCAGAGTATGAACTTCTAAATGCCTTTATCAACTGGTGGATGATTGAAGACAATACACCAGAAGTTATTACTGGTTGGAATATTGAACTATATGATATTCCATATCTATCCAGAAGACTTGAAAGAATTCTTGGTGAGAAGTTGATGAAGAGACTTTCTCCTTGGGGTCTTGTAACTGAAGATGAAATCTATATTGCAGGTCGTAAAAATATTGCATATGATATTGGCGGTGTAACTCAACTTGATTATCTCAATCTTTATAAGAAGTTTACTTACAAAGCACAAGAATCATATCGTTTGGATTATATTGCAAGTGTTGAACTTGGACAAAAGAAATTAGATCACAGTGAGTTTGATACATTCAAAGATTTCTATACAAAAGGTTGGCAGAAATTTGTCGAATACAACATCATTGACGTTGAACTTGTTGACCGTCTTGAGGACAAGATGAAGTTGATCGAACTTGCAATCACAATGGCATATGATGCAAAGGCAAATTATGTTGATGTATTCTCACAGGTTCGTATGTGGGACACAATTATCTACAACTATCTCAAGAAAAGAAATATTGTCATTCCTCCTAAGAACAGATCTAACAAAGATGCAAAGTATGCAGGTGCATATGTAAAAGAACCGATACCCGGAAAGTATGATTGGGTCGTCAGTTTTGACCTTAACAGTCTATATCCGCATTTGATTATGCAATATAATATTTCTCCAGAAACTTTACTTGAAACAAAACACCCATCAGTTACAGTTGATAAAATTCTCAATGAAGAACTTACTTTTGAGATGTATCAGGATAATGCAATTTGTGCTAATGGTGCAATGTATCGAAAGGACGTAAGAGGTTTCTTGCCAGAACTAATGGAGAAGATGTATAATGAAAGGGTCATCTTCAAGAAGAGAATGATTACTGCAAAGAAGAAGTATGAAAAGAGTAAAACAAAAGAACTTGAAAAGGAAATCGCAAGGTGCAACAATATTCAGATGGCAAAGAAGATTTCTCTTAACTCTGCCTATGGTGCGATTGGTAATCAATACTTCCGCTATTATAAATTAGCAAACGCGGAAGCAATTACTTTATCAGGTCAGGTTTCTATTCGTTGGATAGAAAACAAAATGAATGCATATCTAAACAAAATATTAAAAACGGAGGATGTAGATTATGTTATTGCTAGTGATACTGATAGTATCTATCTCAACTTGGGTGATTTGGTCGAAAAGGTATACGAGGGCAGAGAAAAAACTCCTGAAAGCATTGTGTCGTTCCTTAATAAGATCTGTGAGGTGGAATTTGAAAAGTATATTGAGAGTTCTTACGAAAAATTGGCCTCGTACGTAAATGCTTATGACCAGAAAATGTTTATGAAACGAGAGAACATTGCAGAACGTGGTATTTGGACTGCTAAGAAAAGATATATCTTAAATGTATGGGATAGTGAGGGTGTGAGATATGAAGAACCTAAACTTAAAATGATGGGTATTGAAGCAGTCAAGTCATCAACACCTGCACCTTGTCGCACGATGATTAAGGAAGGATTGAAAGTGATGATGAGTGGAACTGAAGATGAGATGATAGATTATATTGATAGTTGCCGAACTAAATTTAAGTCATTATCACCAGAAGAAATATCATTTCCTCGTACTGCATCAAATGTGGTTAAGTATAAAGGAACTAATAACATATATGAGAAGGGAACACCAATGCACGTTCGTGGTGCTCTCCTATATAATTTTTACGTTAAAGAGAAGAAACTCGATAAGAAGTATGCATACATTCAAAACGGTGAGAAGATTAAGTTCTGCTATCTAAAGAATCCGAATCCAATTCGTGAGAATGTAATGTCATTTATTCAAGATTTTCCAAAGGAACTTAATCTTGAAAAGTTTATTGATTATGATACTCAGTTTGATAAAGCATTTCTTGATCCGATGAAGGCTGTATTGAATGCAATTGGTTGGTCAGATGAGAAGAAGATTACTTTATAGAGCTTTTTCTCTTGATTGCCAAAAATAGAATATGGTGTTATAATAAATCTGTAGGAAGTTGCGGGTTGCCTTCTCCCGTTTTTAACAAGGTCAACTTCTTACTTTTTTATTATTTTTATTATGAACATTTTTGTGACCGATCCTGACCCAACTGTGTCAGCAGAAGTCTTACCCGATAAGCATATTGTAAAGATGCCACTTGAGACATGCCAGATGCTGGCAGTGGTCTATTCCAAGTGGTATTTTGCTTGGGGTGATGATTTATTACCTAAGAAAGACGGAACACCTTATAATACTCAGAAGGGTGCTTTCCGTGGACATCCTTGTACTGTGTGGGCAGCACAGAGTATTGCTAATACTGCTTGGTTGATTCAGCACGGATTTGCATTACTTAAAGAGTATGAGAACAGATACAACAAGATTCATTCTTGTCAAACTGCGATGAATGCAGCAGAAGAAGTATTTGAACAGAGAACAGGAAAGACATTACTATGTCACAAAGAAGCAACACCTTTTGCCTTTGCAGGCCCTGATCAGTTCAAGTATGATACAAGTATTGACATTTTTACTGCCTACAAGCGTTACATCGCATCAAAGCCTTGGGTTGCAAATAATTATATTCGCAATCCGTCCAGAAAACCCAATTGGTTATAACCTATGATTTTTTCAGCATGCCCACCAGTATATACTTTACCTGGTACTTGGAGTGATCCAGAAAAGATTGCTAAGTGTACTGATACACTCATTCCACATTTTACATTTGATCCTAATTATACCTTTGGTATTTCAATAGCAGTAATTACAATACTGTTAGCAGGTTATGGGATATATAAAGGGTTTTTTGCAAACCAAAATTTAACTGATCCTTGGGATGATCACGATGACTAATTTAATAGAAAAAACTGATTCTAGATATTTTTCACAAACAAGTGATATACCTTATGATCGTCATCACTATAAGATAGTTTGTCAGAATAAATCTTTTGTGGTAGAATCTTGGGATGAAGTTCAAGAGTGGTGGTGGAACAACTGTCGTTCACCTTGGTTTGAAGGAACAGTTATTCACGTTATTGATAAACCAAAGAAAAAAAAATCTAAAGGTTTTGCTTAATTATGAAACATGTATTATTTGACTTGAAAGAGTGTTTGATAACTTCTCCATTAGATGATGAGGAGTATGTAAAAGAGACCTTGATAGAAGCAGCAAAGATTGGTAAGTTGGAAGTGCTAAAGGTTGATACTCATAAGTTTGAACCTTATGGTGTTACTGGTTACGCACTACTTGCAGAAAGTCACATCAGCATACACACTTGGCCAGAGGATGGCATTGCTAGATGTGATTTATTCTCATGCAATTCAAGCACAGATTACAAATCTGTGATACAATATATGCAGACCCGTTTTCACTCAATGGAAGTTAAAAAATGGGGATGTGATAGATCTAACTGGTTATGAAAGAATTTGATTATGAACTCGATTATAAGAGCTTGATTTTACAGACGAGGAAACTCGTAAACTTTATCGTATTGGAAGGGGAGAGCAAGGAGTTCTATTGGTTCGCCCTTATACTAACGATATATGTGCTCATTGGAGATTTAAGACTCCAAAGATTGCAATAGAATCTGCACACGCTATTTTTGACATGTATCTTGATTACCTAGAAGAGGAAGACTTTATAGGTATGGATATGTGTCGTAAGTTTCTTGAGATGGGATTTACTAGATCAAGGAGATATGCCAATCATAGAGACGGTAAAAAGTATGATAAAGAAGGTAATATAATACCCCAAGAACCAGATCATGCTACTTGTCATTTTGCTAAGTCTGCTAGAATATTTAAGAATGTTCGTGACATGGTTGCAAAAAATGACATATATGTTAAAATGAGAAAACTATGGAGGTCTAATGAAAGTACCCACGCAAGCAGAGTTGACGCACTTGCAGCTACAAGCAATGTTAAGAGATCATTCTATTCCAGAAGATCAAATGAAGTATCTCGGTGAGAGAGAATATACATCAGATTACTCTGCACACCCAGAGTTACATGGACAAAAGATGCCATGGTATTTAATTGGTGGACAGTACGAAGTTCCAGTATGCGATATTCAAGATATAGATAGTGTTGGTGACATTTAAAAAACCATGAAAGATCAAGCATCAGTAGGAGCAGAATCATCTGCTATCAAATATGATAGAGCACTGTCTCTATTCACAGAGTCAGTAATGAAACCAGACCATGATTTGCGTGGTTGTGCACACAATCAGGGTTGTTATGATGAACTTATGGAGATAAGAGAGCATGTTCTTGAATATCTTAAAACCCTCAAAGAAGTTACATATCACACAAATGCTGATGAATCTGATACAATAGAGAGTGAAAAGTTACATTCAATAAAGTATAACATACCAAGTAGATACTAATGAAAACTGAAAAAGAGAGATTGCTTAAAGCACTCACACTTATCAATGATATAGAAGATTGCATCGTTGATAACAAATGGAAAAAGTATTTACAAGATCACCTTATTGTAGTAGAATATGAACTACAACGTCAATTATCACTAATTAATGCAGATGACAGAAGACGAATTCAAATCGGCAATCCAGAATATGCTGATGATGCAAAGCAACAATGATAGAAACTTTGAGATTCTACAACGTCAGATTGATAATTTACAGAAACAATTAACTGATCTCAATGACTTGAAGGAGATGTTTAGATTACCTAAGGTAGAGAACAAAGACCGCAAGTATTTTGAGGTAGATGAAACAGAGTGATCTACATTTCAAACGAGGTGATCTCGTAGAGGTTGATGGATACAGAGGATATGTTAACTGCATATGCTTCGCAACTAGATCTCATCTACACCCTAACACACCAACTAGTTACTTCACTTTAACTATTGAAGGAACAGAGGCAACAGTAAGAGCAGTAAATCTCTGTATTTTTGAGCATCTCTGGTCAACAGTTAAAGTAGTGGACAGTTAAGCTAGTGTCACATTACTGTTGCACATGTTATTATATTGCATTATAATATGTGTATACTAAACAGGTTACATTATGATCAAACTTGGTTCTAACGTCAAATCTAAAATTCATGATGACCTTACTGGTCATGTTGTAGTATATCAACCACTCAACAACTATGCTGTTGTAATGACAGACATCATGGACTATGAAATGATGACAGTAGAGTGTTTCCTATCTGACTTGGAGTTAGCATGAAATACTATTACGACATTGTTTGGACAGATTACCAGTATGAGAATAATCTAACTACTATTCAAATGCAAGAGAAACAGCACGTTGATGAAATGATCAAGCGTGTTGAACACATGAAATGGCAGGATGAGCAACGTACTAAGTGGATGTCAGGAGACGAACCACAGTATGTTGTACCTGACGATTGCCCATTCTAAATTATTATGCAACAAGTACCACTCACACACTCACAGATCAGATACCTTATGAATTTGATGATGGGAGACTACCATTCTAATCACTCTAGATTATATACTAAACTAGAGTCACACTTGGATGATACATCACTAGAGCAGGAAGCGTCAAAGCTAGAGGTGACAGTTGATGAACTGTACACTATGCACGCACGCAGAGACCTTGATGCATTATAATAAATGAAGTTACGTCCACCCACTATGTTTAATGCTTGCTTCAATGATGGTAGTCTCCGCGACTATATTATGTCAAATGCGCAAGATCCGTGGGAGTATACTCCATTTAAGGGATATGTACACATGTCACCTAAACAAAAGGGAGAATTCGGAGAGAGATTTGTAACCAAATACTTGCAAGGAGAGGGACACGCGGTAAAGAGAGCGAAGACATCTACCGCAGGACATGATCGTGTGGTAAATGATATACTCACAGAGATCAAGTTCTCACTTGCAACACGTAACAAGAAAGGAGGAGTCAAGAAAGACTCATTTATTATTAACCATGTATCTCGTGAGAAGGATTGGGAGATACTGGTATTCTTTGGTATTAACAAAGAAGAGTCAGATGCACGTCTAGTGTGGTTTACGAAGGAGGATTTCAAGGCACATTTAGATTCAGATAACTGTTTGTTCGCACATCAACAGGGAGGAAAAGAGATTGAGAATGATGATTATATTTGTACGAAGGTATCAGAACTATTAAAGCAGACATGGGTCAATAGTATAGACACGTTGTGC